TCAAAACTGCGCCAATGCCGCCTCAGGAGATATCGCAGCATCAGTGCTGTTGATAAAGTGCGTCACCCGCCTCATAACCTCAGCCTCTTCAGCTGCATCACCTTCGATCGCTTCACCATCATCCGTAATTAGCGCCTTGCCAATGAGTTTTGCAAACTGCGTGTGGCCGTCGCACAAAATTAACAATACATCTCCTGGCCTTTTTTTCGTGGCTGGCTCAATGACTGCAAACCCAACATCTGTTTCAAGCACCCTGCTTTCGGCCCCTATGTTGCACAGAACGGATGGAGAAAGTTGGCGTTCGACGTAATCGGTTGCAGGTGATGCAAATCCCATCAGAGGACCCTCCCCATGTTTCTCAGGATCCAGTACCGGTTATCGCTACCGTCTGTCGTCTTGTCAGCGAAGCCTGGCTGATTGCGCTCTATCCATGCATTGGCGTCGGCTCGGGTGAAGTGCCAGTTAAAACTACGCAACTTTTCTATAAAGCTGTCTGTTCTCAGGTAGCGGTAGCCCTTTGGGTTAAGCTCTATGGCCGCAATAAAGGCGGCCTGAATATCTGAAATTCGGGGCATAATCTGCACTCCCTTTATTACTGTGTTTATATACAGTAGTTTCAAATGGAATGCAGATCAATTTGGGTTCGCCTATTAATTTTTAAGGCTGAATGTCCTCAGGCTGCTCTGTCAGTTCAAGAGAAGCTTCGGAAGCTCTTGTTTTCCAGATGCTATCCTCTGGCATATCGAGGCGAACGTCGATCCAGCTGTTGGCAGGAACATCTATAGGAGCCCCTTTCGTTTTAACAATTTCGCCTTCTTCGTTGAGTATGTATTTCCGCTTATACAGGCGGATAGTCAGCCCGCCGCTTTCGGTTTGCTCTGCTTCAACCACTCCCAACTCGCCCATCCCTCCCGGGTCCATTGGTGGCAATAACTGCCAGCCCTCAGAGGCCAGTCCCGCTGAACCAGTCAGGACATAAACACCAACATCCAGTCTTGAAATCTTGATCCCTTCAGCTTCTTCATTGGCAGTGCCACCTCCACACCAGCTGAAACCGTCAGAATCAATGTCCTCACGCTGGCAGTCCTCACGGGATTTTACAATACGGGCGACAGGGGACGCCGCCTTCAAAGTACCATCGCTTGATTTTGTCGTATTACCAGTCGTGTAAGCTTCGTGATAGGCCCATGCGATCCCGCTGTAATATGAAAACCAGGTACGACGTAGAGAGTATGCCTGATGTATTCTGGTTGGCCTGTTGCCCCGATTGAGAATGATGGAAGTTAGTCCCGTATTCGATGACAGGCCCAACTGAGTCAGACCATCATTTTGATGTGAGGTAAATCCGGTAGGCGTTAACCCGTCCATATTATCGAGGGTTGGACCGTCCCCCTGGATAGCACCAAGGTTAAATGCGCCTACCAACATCACGTTTCCAGAGTTTGTTCCGGCATCTTTTGCAGCTGCGCTACCAAGGCTTGCTTTATCAGCTTTTTCATTTAATGCAGCCGTAAAACTGTTCCATGACGGACCGGTGAATGAAGAACCATCCGGGAGCGTAACGGTTATATTCCCCGATGCACTGAATAACCGCTGCCAGTTCTGTTTGTCATAGTTCAGGCCACGCAGAGCTTCGGCGCTTTGTGCCACCAGCGCAGCAGTAACAAGGTTCATCGCAACGCGCGGCACGGCATACCATGCCGCCCCTGCCTGAGTGGGTCCGGTATAGCTGCTGACAAGCGTCAGTGAGGTATTACTGTTCACTGTTTTGATCGCCAGCGTGTAGGGAATACCGCCGATGGTCACAACAATAAAATCTCCGGCGACCAGTTCGGTGGTAAAGGCGGTGCCACTACCGGTGACTGCTGCTGAGTTATTGGTCAGTGTCAGTGTTCCTGCGGACATAGATGCTCCTTTGAGGCAATAAAAAACCCCGCCGGAGCGAGGTTGGTATTAATACTGAAAAGGTTCAGACGTACATATCGGGGATAACGGGTAGCGAGATCGGCGTAACCCCGGCGTTCGCGAGCTGCCTGTCAGCCCAGCCGACATACAGCCCCCTCCCCGCCCTCAGCGTGCCATTCTGCATAACCAGCCCGTAATGGTAGTGATAAATGCGACCACCGCCGAAGCTGGGCACCCTGAGACCAAAGCGGCCAACGGGCACATATCCGCCCCCGGGAACGGTCTGCGCTGTGGTGGAAGGCACAAAATTAACGCCGAGATAAACGAACGGGCGCCGCGCAGTTGAGAACGTGCACTGGCCTGCGGCGTTATAGATATTAAATCCGGGATTCGCGGCCACCGGCGAAACGCCTCCCGCGAAGATGACCACATCAACGGTGCCGCTCATGGGCTGGTCTTCCGTGTTTGATCCATCATTCAGAAACAGCAGCCGATTTCCGTCATAGTCCAGCGTGTAAGGGCTGTCCCACTTACAGCAGACCAGGTATTTGCTGCGATCAAATCCTGCAATGGTCGGAGTGATCCAGCCTGATGTACCGACAGTTACCCTGGCTTTATAAATGCAGTACCCGGCCCTGGACGCCGTTGTGATCGCCGTAAAGTCGGTGCTGTTCTGAACGAGAAGGCCAACCTTTGAGTTCTGGCTTACGGGCAGTATCTGCCAGAGCGTGCCGGAGAACGCCACGCGCTGTGGGTTAGGGAATCCGGGGTTTGAATTGCCGCTCCAGTTTTGCGTGACGTTCGCGCCGGAAATAGTGACGCTGTCCAGCTTGAATATCCCCTCGTCGCTGATTACCGTCTGGGTCGGTATGAAAATGACATTCGACCCGGCCACGTAACCCTCAACTGTCGCAGTATTCACGTTACCGATACCGCCGGATATCGCCCCGCCATATGTCGGGCAACGTAATCCGGCGGTAATCTCCATCGGTTTACCACCATCATTGAGATCGATTAAAAGTCCTGAAGGCATAAATCACCATGAACCAACGACGATACGGCCACCGCCGGGAATGTTGACGGTAATACCGTTATTGTTGATAACGACCGTGTTATTGGTCCCGTTGAACGCAAAGTTACCGCTGTCTGCGTAGAATTTGCCGTGGAATTCACAGTCGCCGCTCTTGTCGATGTTCCAGCCCCGAACTCCGGCTGCGAAGTTTGTCGAGCGGATATAACTGCCGATTTTCGCATTGGTGATACTGCCGTCCTGGATCATCGCGTCACGGATAAAGACCTGTCCGTTATAGACAAAGAAGGCGGCCTCATAGTTGCCGGGATCGCTTCCTGAGTAGATGCCGAACTGGTCAGCAGCGAATACAACCGTGGATTTGTAAGAACCACCTGAAGGCTCAATGGACATTCCAAATCCGGTGTTGTACTTCACGCCGTTACGGATAATGCCAAGGTTCAGGGTATATGAAGCCTTGCCTGTACCGTTGCTCGTCACCTCGGCGTTCATTTTCTGGTTAACCGCCGTCGTCAGGTCTCCAACCTCTGCCTGAACATACGTATCGAGGGAAGCGATAGCTTTCGTGTTATCACTGATGGCCGTTTGCTGTTCGAGGATTTGCGAGTTAACACTTTCGAACTGAGACTTAACACTGGTGGTGAGCTGGGCAAGCGCCTTGTCTACCGTGGCGATCGTTGTCCTGACCGTCATGATTTCGGCATTTACTTCGCCCAGCTGCTGGAACTGGCGTTCCACCGTGCCGTTATTGGCCAGCGCGTTTTGCAGAATACCTTCAAGGTTGGTATCAATGCCCTTCTCCACGTTTTTCATGGCGTCAGAATTCCTGACAGACTCGTCAATGACGTCAATCAGGCCCGACGTATCGGTCTGGCACAGCGCGGCCACTTCAACAAACGCAGATGTACCAAACGCGTTGATCGTGCGGACATACCAGTAATAAGTGTGCCCGTTCTTCAGGTTATGGCTGCTCCATGTGGTGCCGATCCCGGCACGCGTTGCCCTTCCTTCAACCGTTGACGTGCTGGTATTCGGTAGCCTGGTTTCGCCGGACGTCCAGAAATCAAACTGCGTTGATACGTTCGTCACTGCTGCAAGGCGCGGGTACAGAGTGATGGCAAAATAGCTTTGCTCAATATCGACCCGTGACGGCGCTGGCGGGGCCTGAATACTGAATTCAAGATATGCCTCCGGCGACTCTGCCCCCATCTGGTTTACCGCAGTGACGTGAGCCGTGTAGGTAGACTGGACAAGCCCTGTCAGGCGGGTGAAGGAACCCGGAACCTGAACAGAGAGCACCGTCTGACCCGCCTTGCGGATCACAACCTTGTTGTATACAAACTGCCCGATGTTCTGCCAGGACAGCACGCCCTGAACCACCTGACCAATTTCCTCGACGGTGTATTTCAGGTTCTGCGGCTGCGCCACCCCACCAGATGGCAGCTGCGTGAACGGCGGCCGCTCAATTGGCTTGCCTATCGCATCACCCCAGACATCAGCAGTTTCCTGTTTCAGGGTGATCTGCACCCCGTTCTGAACACCGAACCGCCAGTCGGTCACGCGCATTTCGACATTGATGATACCGAGCGACGGGAAATTCACCTTCACGTACATGCCAGGACGGTAGCGATAGCCGCTCAGGTTCAGTGTGAGATTCATCGTGCGTGAAATGCGGGTGCGCTTCAGCTTGATGTCTGCCAGGCGCTGGGCCTGAAACTCACTGGTGACAAAACGAAGCTTCAGGTCCTGTGAAATCTCAACGCCATCTTCAGCAACCCACTCGCTGACAGACACCGCCGGGAAATCAGCCTCAGCGTAGGTCTGCTTAGGATCGATAAAGGTACCGTTAATGGTGTTGACGCGCTCAGACTGCGATACTTCCGGCATGATTTCGATATCGCCGGCCAGCTGACTTTCGGTGATCACTTCGGTTGCAGGGCCATAATACGCACCAACCAGAATGCCGTGCTTACCCGCAATGTATGTTGGTTCGCCAGCTCCGGCAGCCAGCATCGCCTCAAGAATGCTGGCCTTGTTTTCGTTCAGGTCGAACTCACCGTTTAAGGTGTAACGTTTTTCCGTGGTTCCGTCGCCGTTCGTTACCGTCTCGTCGCAAATGTTGGCGGCTTCCTGAAACTGATCCCAGTTGATATCCGCATCCGGCACCTTCAGGTAATTTCGGTAATAGTCCAGCACGCAGAGCGCAAGGTTGTTGCTGTATTCCGTGCGGCCGGTGCGCGGGTCATAGACCTTGCGCCCCGTTTTCTCGACCTTGATGTTAGGAATGCCTGAGGGGAATTTTTCAGCGTTAAACTTCAGCGACACGCGTAGCCAGGAAATGCCCTTGCCGATCATGTCCTCTTTCCAGGACGGGCAGTTCTGAAGCATAAACGGATCGGCGGTCTGGCGGTCGTTATGTACTTCGTAGGTGGCGTTATCAGGGTACGAACCAATATCGTCATCACCGAGATAGATAGTTCCCACACCGGAGAGAGGGTGGCCCGCCAGGGTGATCGCAAGGTGAAGCCATTCGCCATCAGTCTGATCGCCTTTTTCCTCTTCGGAGAAGAAAAGCGTACCTGCTGATACCGTCCTGCCATATACCACCGTTTTCGGGCTGGCAGCCGCGCGCAGAACCTGTTTTCTCTCCGCCACATCACGGTAACCGCCAATAGAGGGCTTCTTCGTCAGCATCTGCGTTGCCACCTGCGCAGCAATAGTGATAGCCATGGCAATCGCATAAGCTTCGTTTGCAGCCGCAATACCCGCAGCAACAGTGGCAACAATTGGAATAGCAGCAGGCATCAGCGAACCCTCCAGGTGCTCAGTGGTTTAATCCTCAGACAAACCAGCCCTTCCTCCCCCGGCACCCACACGGCGCCGCCGTAAATCACCCCGGCGCATCGGGTGCCAGCATTCTCGACAACCGCGATATCGCCGCGCTGGGCCATCTTCACAGGTACCTCATCGAGGTACTTCGCCAGCACTTTCTCCAGCGATCCGCCGCCGCGCAGCAATGCTTTTTTCGCACCCGTTTCGCTGTCATACGTCCCGCGCCAGCCGTCGGCAAAATTATCCCCGGTCATCGCTTCAGCGCAGTCGGCTGCGAACAGGCAGCAGTCATGTTCGCCCCATAAAAAAGGCCGCTTTTCAGCGGCCCTTATCACGGCGATTAATCTGTTATGCCAGTCTGGATGCTTCATGCTTCCTCACGTATAGGTAAATCCTGGCGCATCTTTTTTACTGCCCCAGAAAATAGAACGTTCTGCCATCTGTGCGACGTAGCGGAAAATGCGATCGCCTGGCTGGGCGGCCTGATGCGATTCGTCGGTATAGCGGTCAGGGAACGGTCGCTGCCAGTCTTCAAAAATGTTACTGACGGTGTATTGCAGGGCGTTGGTTTCCCCCGACGTCGCGCCGGTACCGGATACCCGACCCTTAAAAATCAGGTCAGCAACCTGAACAACGCCGTTGTCGTCCATAGCCACCAGATACAGTTCCGCAGGTTTCCCGACACAGCGCTCGTTAAGCGTTTTGGCAAACAGAGACATGTCCAGGCCGGAAAGCGTCATCCTGAGTTGCGTCGGGCTCGTCGTGTTGGTTTCATTGACATCATCAATGGCGCCCATCGTTCCCATGCCGTAATAGACATATCCGCCCAGCACCAGCGTGCCGGTGCCGGAATGGACGTAAGCGGTCCCGGATTCAAACTGGACATTGGCCGCCAGCACCGCGGTAACCCTGTCACGGGAGAGCCAGGTGATCATCGAATCTGAAAAAGGGGAATACAGCATTAAAACGCCTCCTCAAATTCCAGTGTGTAGCTGGTAAAAACGCCAGGAACGCGGTTACCCGCGCCCTGCTGGTTATCTTTCAGCTTAAAAATGCCGTAGGGGTTAGCCACCTCAATTTTGCCGTTAACCGGCGGCGAGGTACGCAGCATCGGCGCAATCGGAATCATTGCGGTACCCGTTGAAGTGCTGGTCACATCAGCAGTGACCATCTTCAGCTCGTCGTTCACGGTAAGGTAATCCCCGGTGCGCAGTACGAGTTTGCCGGGTGTCCAGCCTTTGCTGCTGAGCTGGGTCCCCGTCTGGTTTGCATCCTGCACCACAGGATTTCCGGCTGGCGTTCTCCCCTCGCGTCCCCAGTCGCGAATTTTTACCCTGCCGTACTCACCATCGAGATCGGCCACCAGCGCATCGATGCGCCGGGATTTATCGTCGGTAAGGTTGTTAAACGTCAGGGAGCAGGTCCAGCGGGTGCCGGGGAAACGAACGGTCTGTGAGGCACCGTTAAAGGGAGAGCGAAATGTTTTTGTGTTACTTTCCGTCCGCCATGTCAGTGACGACGGGCAAATATCTGCGGGCCAGTCAAGTGCGGCCATAATTTCTCCCGATGTTGTAAATACTGATCGTTTATCAGGATGTTACTGATTTACATACCTGGTTATGTTTGATGCTAGGTTCGTCAGTGGTGGGACATTGACATTTAAGCAAAGTGAGGGGGACAAAATGTTACGTGCACACTTCAATAACATGGAAAAAATACTTAGCGCTCAGGGAGCTTCAGTAGCAATAACTGGACATTCATTGCATAAAGGAACCCCAAGAGAAGAATTTATTTCCAAATTTCTTAAAGATCATCTGCCGAGCAACATATCGATTGGCACTGGGGAAATAATAGATCATCAATCCAAGCCGGGCGATCAACGGAATCAATACGATATTGTCCTGTACCGCAATGAATATCCCAAAATCAGTTTCAGTGAAACTATTTCTGCTTTTTTAATTGAATCTGTAGTCGCGACCTTAGAGATAAAATCGACTCTAACATATGATGAGTTGAAAACATCAATAAAATCAGCCCACAATGCAAAAGTTTTAGCCCCAAGCTATGAAGAAGTTTTTTCCATTTCAAATTTCAGCAGGGGAATAAGGAATTTTCTAGTCGCATATAATGGTCCCCAGAAGATGCAAACCGTACAAGGCTGGGTAGATAAATCACATCAAGAGCTTGGTATATCAGTACCTATGTTGCCGAATAATCATACAAGATTTAACATCCCAAGTCCGTCACTAGACGCTATTTTCATTCTTGAAAAGGGATTCGTGCACTATGATAATTTTATTGCTGGAATCGACACAACACAGATTAGACTTCAACAACCATCTATCAACTGGGTTAGCGCTGACTCACAGGATGGTAACCTGTTATATTTATTTCACATGCTTCATCAATTAATCAAGTCTGTCCAGGGCCGATTCTTAAATCCAGCCCCATACCTGTCAGGGCAAAGATTTAATATTAGCGCAAAATAAATCATAGAAAATTAACAGCCATGCTTAATTGCTTTTTGAAAAAGCATGGCGCCTATTTGTATGTTATTCTTCCCAACTCCTGCCAGGCTAATACAATCACTTTCATCAAACGCAATGATATCATTTATCAAAGTAGATGAGTCTCCTGAGGTTAGAAGATTAGCATGATTCTTTTTCGATACTTCCTGGAGGTAACGGATTACCTCATTATGCAGTTTAACTGAGTCTCGTTCAATTCTTTCAACGGCCGTGATTAATTCACGTTGTTTGCTAAGTAGTGTTTTGTTTTGGGCTTCAAAACTCATCATAACCTCCTGCCTTTCGGCGTATAAATAAATCGATGTTAACCACTAAACGCCAAGCATCCTCCTGGCCTGCCCGTTGGTCTGGAAATCACTCAACATGTCCTGCCGCGCCTTCTTCGCGCCATCTCTGGCCCCTTTAGCGGCAGCCTCCTCCATCGCCTGCTTAAGCGCGGCATCGCCATTACCGGAAATGGTGAAATGCTGCTGAATGGTCTGTTGAATGCTATTCCCTCCCGCGCTAACGGAGGAGACAGCGTCATCCACCATTCGCACACCGAGAGAGCCATCTGCGGTTCTGGTTAGCGGCATGATCGCCTCTGGCCCAGCTTCACCCATCAAACCAGCACCTTTAGCGAAGGCGAACATCGTAGGGCTGTTCACAATACCATTGCGGAATTTGCTCAAATCAGGGGAATCATAAACCCCGCCTTTTGCGTTCAGGGTTAAACCAGAAGCAGCTGAATCGTAGGCGCCAGATGGCGTACTGCCACCAGAAGACGCGCCGCCAAACATCCCGCCAAGCGAGCCGAGAAGCCCACTATCACCGGCAGACTTGAGGCTATTCACCAGGATAGCCCTAAGCAGAACCTTTTGGATTTCGCTCAGCACGCTGTTAGCCCAGTCCGCCCAGTCCGCTTTATTCCCGTTGAGTGCATCCGCCATGTTGTCAACCAACCCATCCAGGGTGTTGCCCACAAGACCCGATACCTGACTGTAATAATCACTGGAAGTGTCAATCCAGTTAGCCAGCCCATCCTGTGCACCAGCGAGCCAGTCGCCCTGAATTTTGTCCAGCTCCTCATAATGGGAACGATATTTTTCAAGCCGTACCGCAAGTGCCTTATCGAGTTCCTGGTTATAGCGGTCATATTCGGTAGAGGTCTTAATGTCTCCACTCTGGAATCTGCGTTGCAGGTCTTCGCGCTTCTCGTTAAATTCACGCTCAATATCGAGTTGCTCACGCATTCGTTCGCGTGCTTTATCCCCTAACCCGGCGCCGATAACATCCGCATCGAGGGAGCTTGCAGCGTTAGAATTTTCGCGCTGAAGGTTCGCAACATATTCGGCGAGCCTGATATTTTCCTCATTGGCCTTTTTAACTGAATTGAGGCGATCAACCTCAGTCGCGAGCTGCTCCAGGCGAGTCTTCTGAGTTTCATTAAGTCCAGCCAGCTTGCCGTCCGCAATATCAAACTGAAGCTTTTGTTGTTCTGTGACTTCTGCGCTTTTCTTTCCGGTAGTGTCGATCAGAGCAATTTGACGAAGATAACTTGTCTCCATAGATTTAAACGAAGACTCAAGCTTTTTAAGGGTTGAATCGGGTTTTGTCTTCCCGTTTGTTTCGTCTTTATCAAGCGCGTAGCCCCCACCTACTGTTGCAGGTTGAATTGGCAGTTTTGCTGGGCTACCAGCAACTAATTGACCCTTTAATTTTATTAAATCTTCTAACTCTTTTTTTGCATTTGCCAGAGTAATATTTGAATCGAGTACACTGCCAATAATACTTTCAGTTTCAGGAAAGTTACCTGCATCAATGTTTCTTTGAAGCCAGTCAATTCGTTCTTTTACCTGATCAAGATTTTTTCGGTCAATATTACCACCGATGGCAGCTATCCTATTACCTGTGCTTGCTGCTAATTGTCCAGCCGCAGCAGCTGATTTTACCAACCATCCGGTAAGCTCTGCCACCTCAGACACTAAGTTAGTGATACCCTGAAGAACCTTTGGATCTGTTAAAACTTTCCTCAATTGATCAAGTGAGTCTGTAAGAGGAGATAAGTCTACTTTGGCGAGTCCTGCTGAAATTTCTAATTTTAACCCTCGAACCTGTGCTTCAATATCCTCGAATATCTGATTCACTTTAACGAGATCGTCTATTGATGCAGGGTCTGGAGCAACTCCGAAATCTTTAGCGAGACTTAAAAACTGCTTAAGCTTCTCATTGTTATTATCAAACAGAGGAAGAAGTTTTGAAAGGTCATTGCCAAGGCTTTCAAGTACTGTGGTTTTTTCAGCGTTTGTGCTGATTTTACCAAGCGACTCACCAATCGCCAGAAGTTGTTTGTCTGGACTTACTTTGGATAATTTTTCAGCGGATAATCCAAGAGCATTCAGGGCATCAACGGCCTCACCTGACTTATTCAGGACCGCATCGCCGATTTTGTCACCAATATCTTTGAAGATATCGGCCATTTGATCGCCGGACACACCGGCCTTTTCGGCAGCGAACTGCCACGATAACAACTCTTGAGTGGAAATATTTAGTGATTTAGCCCAACGGTCTGTCTCTGCTATTTGTTTCGAGGTAGATTTTAGAAGCTGAAAACCAGCAACACCAACAGCGCCGGCTAAAGCAACTGTTGCTGAACCAATGGAGGCAAAAGCTTTGGTAGTTTCAGCGGCATCCTTCTGAACTTGCTTAGCCCACTGCTGAGAGGCTCTTTCCGCTTTATCCATGCCAGAAACAAAACCGCCAACCTTGGCAACAAGATCGAGTGTAAGGGTCCCGAGTGATTTCCCAGCCATAATTAACTCCAGAAATAAAAAAGCCCGCATAGCGGGCTGATTTTCATATGTTTGCTTTTAGACTTCGCTCAAGCTCGCTCTTGAAGTTTTTCCCAAGAGGGGCAGGCATTTCCCCTGCAATACGCTCAATAAGAGGCATGTTCATGAAAGTAATTTCTGATACCGATTTACCAGAGTGTTTTTCAAGCAGGAAGATTGAAAAATTGCGGACTTCCTCTAAATTAATACTACCGTCACCCTTGATGAAATCATCTTTGTTTATGGTTGATAGGTCATAGGCTTTGTAATTATTTCTAGGCATATTTCTCTTTGTTTTATTTGCAAGCAATATTCCACCGATAAACAAAACCGCTGCAACAATTAAATAATTCTGCCGCTCAGCCATCAGACCAATGTTGTTGACGCGTGAACCATCTCCGACAGGAACGCTTACATCCATGAGTAATGCAAAGACGCCTAACGCAACACCACCTAACGACAACAACCATCCTAAGTTTCTCATGTTTACTTCCCCTTTGAAGTTCAAGTTACAGTTTAACATGAGAAATTGATGTATCACCCCCAGGTACGCATAGCGTCTTCAAGTTTGATCGGCTCGTTTGCTGCCTCCCGCTCAACAGCGGCAATATGAGGCGCGAAATCAGCAATGCTGAAGGCTGGAGTGTTTTTGGTACGGTTTACGTTTGCCAGCACAGAAGAAACCAGTGCCGCCCCCCACTCTGTTCGCATCATCGGGTTCAGATTGCCGTATTTATGCCGGTACTGTACCCACTGCTGGAACTCGCGGAAGCTGAGGCGTTCTTTTGCCTCAGCGATAGTGCGGCCACCTATCCCGTTAAGGACTAGTTCGCACCAGATTTCGTCTTCTGCGCTGAGTCCGTCTTTCCCAGATCGTTAACTTCCTGAATAGCCACCAACAGCGCCACGGTCAGGCCACCGTCCAGCGCGCCACGGTCTGGATCGGCCTCGCCGGTAACATCGGCAACCGTAAACACCTGATGCCCATTTTCATCGCAAATTGACGCTGCGATACGGCCAGCTACCCCATCTATACGGCCCAGACCAGCAAGCACATCTGATGTGGCAGTGTGATAGCCAAGTGGACGGATATACGTTGTCGCTGTATGTTCCTTACCATCCTGTGATTTCCAGGTAATCTCTTTTTCCACCGGGCGGCCGGTAAACGCTCCCGTTTCTTTCAGTGTGTCGAGTGTCAGTTTCATTTATCTTTCCCGATAATGTTTGTTGAAACGCGGGGATTCAACCCCGCCAGTGATCAGCTACCAGACTGCTCTTTCGGAATCCATGCCCCCTGCCCGGAACGCTGGATAGTGGCAGAAGTCTGCACGACCGTGTTTCCCTGGAAGTCGAACGGGAAGTCGGAAACATATCCCTTGAATACGTACCAGGTGCGATCAGAAGGAAGCACCAGACCATCAACAGCTTCCGGTCCTGTTCCCGCTGTCGGCTTTGATTCACCATCAGACCAGCCGATAGCAAACGTTACGTCGCTCTGGTCGTTTGACTCTGCCATGTTGCTGAGCATCAGGTGGCTGGCGTTAGTAGGATCTGCGTTAAGCGTGGCCGTTGCCTGCCCCGGTGTACGCAAGCCCTTTTTATATTTTCGGGTGTTACGTTCGCTCAGGCAGGTGTCATCAATCTGATCTGCCGGGCTTCCGCCTGGTGAAAATGCAGTGATACATTCAATTTCGCTCACGACACCATTCGCGAGCACGTACAACTGTGTGCCTTGAGTCACTACTGACATGGTTATCTCCGGGTATAAAAAAACCGGCTGCGCCGGTGTGATGTGGAAGGTTGGTTTATCGTTTGACGAGCCAGTCGACATCGAAGGAGTAGCGGTATTTCATGGTGCTGGGTTCGAGCTCCTGCGTACCCCATCTGGTGATTATTGCGCTTCCTTCGATCGCATCACGAAGCGCCCGCGCAACCGTGATGACTTCAGTATCTGTGTCGGCGTAAACGTCAATCTGAACAGAAAAGCGGTCTATATCGGGGCGCTGCTTCAGGTAATTTTGAGGATCACCGTCAATGTTCTGCCAGACCGCATAGGGATAGACAACTTCATCAAAATGCTTGCCGAAGGGGTACAGCCTTACGGGAGATTCTCCTAGCACGGAGCGAACCACCTGGCTGGCTGCACAAACTTTAAAAACAGGCGCTATCATGCTTTGGTCCCCTTTTTCACGGCCTGCCTGATCGCACGATCGATAGCTTTTTCCATTTCTTCCGCAAAAACGTTAATGACAGGGCCATCGATACCGTTCATCGCGGGGCGGATGATAGGTCGTGCTGCTGCATGCTCTGTTCCGAACTCAAGCATTCGCCAGTACCAGGTGTCGCCGCCGGGATTTCCTTTGTCGCCTGCTGTTTTGTAAGTTCCACCGGCTCGCCCCTTTCTGACGTTGGCTTTTGTCTGGGCATACTGTCGCGCACCGCCCATAACGCCAACGCGGAAAGTCAGGTTACCGGTTCTCCGGAATTCACGACTGCCAAAGCTGGCAACGATATTTTTATATATGGCCTCTTTGGTCAGGGGGTCATCAACCCGGGCCGCATTACTCCGGGCACGGTCCCTGATAAGGTTTGCGGCTTTACGAAGCGCAAATCGCCCCGCTTTGTTACGGGTGACGTCTGAGACTGCCTCCATTTTCCCAAGCAGGGAATCAAGCCCGGTAAGACTTACTTCAACACCATCAGCCATCGTTTACCCCTTCTGAGCAGGGAAGCGTGAGATATTCGCGGCCACTTTTCGGATCAGGAAGCACGCCCTCGATGTTATATATCCCACCGCGAAACAGGATGCGATTCATCCGGGTAATACCCGGTCGAAAGCGAATTGTGATACGGGTAGTGATTTCCCCCTGCGATGCCTGGGCTGCAATAAACTCACGAGCCGACAACGGGGAGACTTCCGCCCATACGGTAGCCACATCCCGCCAGGTTTTATTTACAGCTCCAGTCTCTGGGTTCTGAACCATCACCGGCTCCTGGATTGTTACCCGGTGACGTAGTTTCCCGGCCTGCATTCTACCCCCTGACTTTCTGGCTGAGATACTGAGGTTTCAATTCGTTCAGTGACGTAATTTCAACCCCATCATCCTCAGCCAGTGACTGGATAATGACATCGCATAACGCCATATTTGACTCAGCCAGCCGGTTTATTGCGTCCGTCTGCGCCCGCTGTGCTTCTGTCTGTTCGCGTAGCGCTGTTATCAGCTCGTTTACCTGTTGCTCGTTCATATGCAATTTTCGCCCATTTTTTTATCCACTCACGCCGTTCCGCGCATCCTGAACAGGCCATATTTACACCCCGTAAATTCGGTATGGCTGAAGCAGGGCTTCAACTGCAAGCGGGACCTCTGCAACGGTTTGCCCGATGACCACGGATTCCCGGTTTGCATACCAGTGACCGATAAGCAGTAGCATGGCTGCCTTAACATCATCATTGAGCAGTATCGGGTCCGGATCGTCAGCGTAGCCAGGGCTGCTTTCCTTTTCATAGAGCGTTCGCCGTGTCCATGTCTGGACGTACCGGGCCGCTGCACCTGTGTAAATCTCCAGCAGAGCATCATCACCCGTAAAGTCGGTATCAATGCGGCAATGCTGTTTCACCACATTCTGATCAAGCATTTGTTTGCCCCGAAAAAAGCGGCCCGAAGGCCGCAATAGTTATCAGCTACCCGCGCCGGTGCTGAATGAACCGTACACGAACGCCTCAGGGCGTTTCACAGCCAGCGCCAGACGTTCTTCGCAACGGATGGTGATCATGTTTTTCTCGAAGTCGTCGGCGTTCTCCGTGGAGATAACCACGTTCGCATCTTCGCGGTCGAAGATTTGCGCACCAGCGTTAAATGCACCGGTCAGGAATTTACCCTGGAAGGCTGCCGCTTCCGTTGCAACAACCGGCAGGCCCCACAGAGTCGGACCAGTCAGCGCCGCAGGGTTCGCCAGAATGTAACGACCCAGGCTGTCTTTGGTCAGCTCGATCCGCGCCCAGTCAATGAAGTGAAGAACATGACCAGATGCCGGGAAGCGTGCCAGCTGTGCCTGCAACATTGCCAAACGCAGATCGTCAATCCCGCTCTGCTGTTCGACAGTGAACGCCGGATTGAACGCTGACGCCTGAGGAACGATGCCGTGCAGATGAACGCCGGTACCATCACCGAAGAGAATTTCCTGCTCTTCTGCATACTTCAGCCCGTAGCGCATTTCGGCATCAACGGTGGACTGCAACTGTGCGAAGTCATCCAGGATCTGCTTTGAGGCTTTGAACAGGTGGGCAATGGTGCTGACGCCAGTGATTTTCGGCGTGAACTCAATTTCGCTGTATGGTTTCTGCGTATTTTCAGGAACCACTTTCGCGTTATTGGTAAAGCCTGTCTGCTGCACCCAGAAAATAGCTGAGGAGGACGTACGGCCAGGAGCAATCAGATCGCGGATGAACAGGCGCTGTTTCGGTGCCGTATCAATACCCGGCAGGCGCTGTGGCTCCACAACACCATCAGGCACATCCACCGAAGTCAGGGCGGCCTTAACCGGGATGCTGATGCGCTTACCGCCTTCCACGCTGGAAGCAAAGGTTTTCAGGGCTTCAGCGGAGATCACCTGGTGGCCAACGGACTCGACAACCTGTTTTGCGTTTGCCAGCGGCATCTGGGCAACATGTTGCTCCAGTTCGCCCATTGCGGCCTTCAGGGTTTTTTCAGCTTCACGCAGCGCATTGAACTCAGAAGCCATTTTATCAACGGCTGCTTTTGTTTCTTCTGACAGCCTGCCTGACTTCTGTGCCTCTTTGAGTGCGTCTTCTGCTTTCGCGTTGAATTTGCCGGTTGCCTCTTCAATGCTGGCAGTGACTTTTTTCAGAATTTCGTTTACTTCAGACATAAAGGGTCCTTATTTGACTAACGCCGCAAGAGCGCTTTCAAGTGAATTGAGGGTTTCAGGTTTGATATCTTCGGCAGCGCCCGGCGTACCGTCGTTGGTGGTGACAGCGCCAGGCATGCCACCGGATAAGGCTTTAATGAGTTTTCTGCGCTCAGAGCGCGGGGTATTGGTTTTAGCCAGCAGCGCATCAAGTTTGCGAAGCGCGGCCGCGGGTGATTCATCGCCATCACTGACCGCATCAGCAGAAAGCAGGCTGTCTGCCAGTCCCTTCGCCACAGCGTCACTGCCACCGATATAACTCTCGGCATCCATCAGTTTCTGAACAGATGCCATATCAAGGCCGGAACGCGCCGCGTAGATGTCTGCCATAGCGTTATCGAAGGGCTCCAGAGACTGTGCCAGTTCCGCAAAGTCATGGCGGTTACCCATCGCGTAGACCCAGCAGTTGTGGATCATCAGGAAGGCACCACGACCGATCTGAATTTCATCCCCGGCCATCGCAATGACTGAGGCGGCGCTGGCGGCAATACCGAGCACCTTCACCGTCACACGGCCTTCGTATTCACGCAGAAGGTTGTAGATTGCCAGGCCTTCGAACATGTCACCGCCAGGGGAATTGATATTGACCGTGACGTCGGCGCCATTCATCGCCCGTAGCGCACCGGCGATACGTTTGGCTGTTACCCCTTCGCCCCAGTAGTCCTGCCCGATCACATCAAAAACAGAAATACTGTTGTCGTCAGTGGCCGCAGCTTTGATCCCGCCGTCCCAGCGGTCCAGTGCGGACGGTAATGTTTCACAGGTAACGCGCGCGCAGGGGCGACCCGCCGGTGCTACCGGAAGTTGTTTTTTGCTCATCAGGAAAGTGCTCCTAAGCGGCCTGTTTCAGCGGAGATTGTTCAAAGGAAATATCGGGGAATACGTGGTTATGCAGTTCTCTCAGGGCCAGAGCCTGAACAGCAGGATTGCTGCTTTCGAGATTTTTCAGTTGCGTCAGGTTGAGCTGAACGGTGTAAATGTCACCCCCTTCAATCGGTGGCATATTCTCAAGACGGCGCACGTCATTGCGGGACATCCACCCATTCTGGAGCGCGCTGGTATAGTACGCAGCACGGCCCGCGCTGTCGGCCCGCAGCAGTCCTTCTACAGAGAACTCCGCGAACACCTCATCATCGCTGTCCAGCAGGCACCTTCCTATTTCCTGCTCTATGTTCACCAGCAGGGGGCGCAGGGTGTGCGTCAGGAACTGGAGGTTCATGCCCTCCAGACTGGATGCCCAGCTGCTTTGCTTCGTGGTGTGACCGACCATGAAAGGCGGAACGCGAAACCAGCGGCAGATCTCCTCAATGCTAAAGGCTCGGCTTTCGAGCATCTGAGCATCTTCCGGGTTCATGGTTACGCCCTGGTACGTCAAGCCTCCCTCAAGCACCATGATTTTCCCGGCGTTTTTTGAGCCTGTAAACGCCGCCATGTAACCGCGAAGTTTTTCACGTTGAGTATCATCCAGAGCTTTATCAGAAGAGAGAAACCCTGAACTTTGCAGGCCCTGTTCGAATATCTTCGCCGCGGACTCTTCAACCGCCATTGCAGAACCGATCACATCCCGGCCTGTTTTCATCGGCATCATGCCGCAAACACCGTCAAGACCGAACCCGCGAATGTGCATGATGTTTTTGACGGGAATGACGCGCTCGTTACCGTTTTCAGTGTATTTGTATTCCAGCGCCCCGGTCACGAGACGTTTAACCACCATGTTCTGCGGCAGCAAAGGCACCAGCGAAACCAGGCGGTTTGCGATGAATTTCTTCTCAATGAAGGCGTTCCCGCGCAGGCAAATACTGGCGACCACCATCAACATAAAGCGTGATGGTGTCATTTCTGAATTGGGTCGGCGGCACAGTATCGAATAGGCCGGATGATCGGTTGCCGCTTTACGCGAACCGTCAGGCTGTCGAACGTATATTTTCAGCGGAAGGGTTGAAATAGACTCGCTTAACAGTCTTACGCATGCCCACACAGCCGATAGCTGGATGGCTTTATCGGCCGTTACCACCTTTCCGCTGCTGCTGGTACCAAACCATTCCTCCCAGAACGTGCCGGTAGTCAGGCTGATAGGCACACCAAGCCAGTTAAGCAGAGCACTTTTAACCCTGCCTGGCCGTTTGTTTTTTTTCATCAGAAACCTACCATGATGGGATTATTGAAGAATCCGGAGAGATCCTGCTGGTCGTTGCCACCGTTAACCAGAACGCGGCTCATTGCTGTGAACAAAGCCGCAGGGCCATCAATTTTGGCCTCTGGTGTGGACTTATTCGGGAAAATGTTCTCGTTCCGGTCAGGTTTTACGGTTACGTTGGACATCATCCAGTTCATCACCGGGTGATCGCTGTGATGGAAGCGACCACCGTACACCAGCGCTTCGACCTCTTTCATCGCCTCAGAGAAATTGCGAACCGTCTGCGGCACTTCCACCAGCGGCAACCCTTCTTCTGCCAGCGCAAGGCTGAACTGCGTCGCACTCCACGGGTCGAAGCCAATTTCTTTCAGGCTCTCGCCAGCAACCCACAGTTGTAGCTCTTCCTTAATCTGAGCATGGTCGATTACATCACCGTCGGTAAGGATCAGCTTGTCCATCCCGGCCCACTTACGATAGAGCTCTGCCATCTGGCGTGAACATTTCTCAAGGCGTCCTTCCGGTAGCCAGAATTTGAAATCCGCATGAACGTGGCCATCTGGCGCCCGCCAGACTTTAGCGGCCGCACAGATATCAATTTTGTTTGACAGGTCAACGCCCACCCAGGAGGGATAGGTTTTAAGTTCGTGCTGCGGGGCGATAAACTCGCATTTCTCCCATTTCATCATGTCCATCCAGGCTGACTCAGCGGTAACCCAGATATTCATGTGCTTGGTGAAAAAGTTAATTCTGGCCGAAACCTGCTCTTTCGCCTTTTTAGCCAGGCGGCGCAGGTCATCCCAGCGCTTACAGATACCCAGCCCCGGATTCGCCTTCTGCCAGACTTTTTCATCAAAGGGATCGTCACCTTCATCTAAGGTGTAGATGATGGCAAAAAACGTATCGTCTTTTACCAGACCACGCAGCACCTTGATGGCGTAATCACGCAATTCGTAGCAGATGCCTTCTTTGTTGAAACCGGCGGTGGTGATACCGAAAAGCAGCGATTGCAGACGCGCACCGGTTGCCGTCTCCAGAACGTCCCAGACGTCACGGGTTTTGTGAGCATGCAGCTCGTCGACGATAGCGCAGTGGATGTTCAGGCCGTCGAGGTTGTTCGCATCTGATGATAAAGGCTCGAACTTGGAGGCCGTTTGCTCCTGGTAGATAGCGAGCTTGTTGAATTCGAAGATCCGCCCAAGCGTGGCTTTCGCCTTTTTGACCATATTCTTCGCGTCTTCAAAAACAATTCGTGCCTGGTCACGGGTGGTTGCAGCGGAATAAACCTCCGCACCGCCCTCGCCGTCGGCACCAGCCATATAAAGCCCCACGCCGGAGCAAAGCGTTGATTTGGCATTTTTACGGGCCACCTCAACATCTGCTGTACGGAAGCGCCGAACCATTACTGGACGACCGCTGCCGTCGTTACGCAAAACGGTTTCTCCCGTTTCCTCGTTAACCAGCGGGATCACGAAACCAAAAATATTAATCAGGATGAAAACGTGCCAGTCCATTAGCTCAATAGGCTGCCCTGCCAGTGCGCCTTTTACGTGAGGTACAAAATTATAGAAATTCAGAATGTGCTGCGCGCGCGGTTCACTGAAGAAAATACCGCGCTCTTCGCCGTGTGCCAGATCGTCAAGAAAACGCTGACAGGCAAGGCGCACATACTCACAGGCAATAATTTCCCCCGCCACTACCCTCTCGGCGTAGCGGATGCCTTCTGCAACCTTAGCCATTAATCCCTCGCTTTCATAAACTCGGCCATCGGATCAACCGCTTCAGGACCTTTTGCATTCACTTTCGATCGGCTGGCTGGAGTCATGCCGAACTCACCAAGCATGGCGCGCAGACGTTTCCAGGCATCAGCTTTCATGATGGCGGCGGGGTGAGCCTTGATCAGCACATCCCCGCTCTGCGTTTCGGTCCGGTAGGTGTAGCCCTCAACTTCAAGCGTGTCGCAGTGATGCCGGTATTCGGTATAGGCCTCAACCAGCAGCTCAAGGGCTCTGGCATCAAGCTGAGACATCACACCGATAGCATCAAGCTCGTCGGCCATCCGTTTAAACCAGTATTTCCCCTGCTTGTCGAAATGCTTCGGCGTTGGGGGTACCCCTGAAGGGGGTTTTGGTTCGTTCTCATTGATCGGGCGTTTAGATGGGTTACCCCTCACCAAACGTAGATGGGTCGGGGTTTTCGGTGGTCCAGACATAATCGAAAACTCCTATTAATCATCGAGTGGGGGACCCCATAAAAAAGTTTTCTAACCTGCGGCGATGTGAAAAGAGGTTAGGCGGCGGTCCTTTGGGGTGATTCCCCTGAGGTTTTTACCCGCCCTCCCCTCGGTCGACTCAAATGAGAATTCATGTCATTTGAGTCTTTCAACCGCTGTTTTCGCCCGGTGGCAAGGCTTACAGAGGCTTTCGAGGTTGGACAGGTCATCGGTACCCCCATTTGCTTTGGCGGTGATGTGGTCCACCGTCTCAGCGGGTGTATACCTTCCATTTCGAAGGCATTCCTGACAAAGGTGTTTATCTCTGTCGAGAACGATTGGGCGCAGCCTGTCCCACTTGCTGCCATAACCTCGCTGATGCCTGCTCTGTCCTCGCTGATGCTGCTGCCAGCCTTCGTTAAGGTGCTGGGGGCAATAGCCTGAGCGGTCTGTGGTTGTGCCAGGACAGCCACGCTTGCGGCATGCTCTCGGTATTAACGCAGGCATCAGGCTAACCTCCACGCTCGACGGCGTTCTGTTCGTTGCGCTGAATCAGGGTGACGCTCAACAGGCTCACCATCAGCATGATCCACCAGCGAGTAACACGGATAGACCACTGAACCGCCCCAGGCATCACCCACAGCGTAATCGGCGGGCTTGCTGCTGTCCCATCGAGAAAGGACTCGTTCAATATGCTGAGAAGGTACGCTATAACAAACGCCGTGTATCAGCCGCGGCAGTGTGATGTAGTCAGCCTGAGTCTTATCAGCAACTATCAGCCGTTCGGCTATCTGTATTTGATACTGAGGTGGGCGACCAGTGCCCAGATAAAAACTAATCAAGGAATCAGGGAAGCGTTTCAACCAGTTCGATACTGGTGTGTAGAACAAATCCACAGGCAGCGCGTCATCTTCCAACACTACCACCCGGCATGTTTGCTCTGCTGCCCACTCAAGCGCACGCCGATGATTCCAGTTAGCGCCGTGATTACCGTAGTCAATCAGTAGATGAGCATCCAGCCTCATAGCGAGGCATAGTGCGTGATCAATCCTTGAGTGGTGACCTACCACAACAAACTTCACTTGTGTTTCCACCATGCGGCCTCCTTACCGATACCATCAGTTTTGAAAACGGTATGTACCAGAGGGCCGGTGACCAGCCTGTCAACGAATGACTGCGCGACAATACCGAACGCCAGCATGTCACCCACCGCGGCGCCAGCCTGTTCTTTCTTCCAGAAACGATAACTCTCGATCCGGTAGTAAAGACGGATGATGCCGTGAGCGAACGCCATTACATCAGCGCGGGTGCCACCCAGCAGACCAGCGTTAAGCATCACATCGCCGCGGTGCGCTTCAATGAAGTCCTGATAGATACGCTCAGGATGATTCTGTTTCGCCCAGGAGTCGGCGTAGGTCTTCGGTTCAGAACCGACATACACCTTCCCGGGTTCCATTTCTTCCCACGGCGCGCGAAGCATTTCGACATCGGTACCATCAGTACACCAGACGAACCGGTATTCAGGGTGATCTCGCAGGTGCTGCCAGATCTGCAGCCAGCGACGAAAGTAGACATTCATCTTCACGTCAGGTACGAGATACATCTCAACATCTGTTGGAGCCGTCAGTAATTCATCCACCAGCGCTATACGCCCACACTGGCGAAGCGAGGCCGCCCATTTGCTCAGCATGTCAGGCGAAGCCACCATTTTCGTGCCGCGCTGCGGGTCAGGCTGACTGGTGAGCAGCGTTGTGATAACCACGTCGCGCTGCTGGCGGTATTCAACGTAACCAGTAAACCCGGCATCACGCCGTTCGTTATGGATCTTCACATTACGTTCCACCAGCGCCTGTCTGTCGGGGCGCGGTACCGAACGCTCTACGGCTTCATGCTCATCGAGAGAATGGATCAGTTTTTCTGAACCGACCACATCACCGTAAGCCCATGTCGTCAGGCCAGCATTATGGATGCGCAGGGCGAGGTCACTATGTTCGTACATGCCGCGACCGTATACCGGATCGAAACCGCCAACCTTCTCGATAGCGCTGCGGTGGTAGTAAAGCATCACGCCGCGCTGCCCGGTGTACGCCACATGCTGATCGTCACGGTAAAGCACCGAAAGGTCATTCAGCTTATTGCGGCCAGCCAGATCGAGAAACTGGTAAGCTAAGTGCGGCTCTGGTGATTGGATATAAGGGAGGTGCCAATTATCAGCGATAGGCCAGGAGTCATCATCCCATAAAAACAGATGCTCACACCCGGCATCCATCAGGGCTGACAGGCTGGCGTTCTTCGAAGCAACAATGCCGAGTGATGTTTCATGGCGAAGCAGCTTCACGCCATCAGGCACTACTGCGGCAGGTTTAGAGCCATCGTCGATAACCACCACCAGCGCACCGATGGGAAGATGTTTGGTGTGCTGCTCAATGGCGCGCTTTAAAACGTCTGGCCGGTTGTGGGTAGTAATTGCAAGGCCAATCCGTGACGCTGTAGCGCAGGCAGGCACAAACGGGACACCATCAATAGTGACCTGCATAATTTCTCCATCGGGGTTTATTGGCGTTGGATAATTACTCGCCCGTAAAAAGATTGCCGCTTTACTTCGCCGTTCTCTGCCGTAATGTATCCGCGCTCATCGGTTACGGCGGCAATTACCTCGCCTTTTTCGTCATCAGCAGTGAGTACGTGCTTAACTTCAACGCCATCGATATAGACTTTATATCGTTCCCGAGCGAGATTAATTTTCCGCCCCGGATCGTCATCCAATACAGTGATACGCATACATCCTCCCTCAGAGTCCACTCGACCGTGTATTCCAGAGGATGCCGCCTGGCTTGAGCGCATTGCGAAGAGCGTCGTTCACCGCTTCGTGCATCGCCTGTTGCAAGCCAACTACTGAAGCTGTTTGCGCATCAATCTTTGCCTGGAGGGCTGCGAACAAATCGCTTTCACGCACGGCATCAATGACGGCCTGCTTCATTTCATCGCCAAGCCTAATCTTCGTCTTCGCGCTTGTTGCGACGGCGTTCTCGATGATGGATGAAGCGGCTTCATGTACCTTAAAGCGATCGGCCAGAAACTCAACCTTGCTATGCTCACCTTCAACACCGAGGGTCATGCCAGCTTCGTGCGGCTTGCCTTTGCCGGCGACGTTTAATTTAACGCTGTAGTTTTGAGACACTACGCCATCGCCAATCAGCGCTTCGTGGATGTAAGCCTTGCCGGTTTTATCGACAAACCAGCCACCTTTAAGGCCATGAAGTGCGCAGCTGTTACGGATCTCTTCGTCCAGCGCCTCTACAATTTCTCCGACATCGACAGAAGAAACCCCTTCGACCCAGTCACCGGATCGCCAATCTCGTGCTGAGCCATCCTCTGCAATTGGACGCAGGCGCACCTGCAATCTCTCACCAGCTTTGAGGCCGGAAATAAGGCATACGGTAGCTGGCCAGAAGATGCGTTCTTTCATAAGTCGGCCATCTTCATGAAGGCATTGCAGTTCTAGCACCGCGCAGCCACCCGGCCATTTCCATTCGACGTCCACACCAAAAGGTTTGGGAGTTGTTGTTACGTGAGGGATGCTTAAAGGTTCAGACATTTTATGTTCCTTTTAGGCGCGACCTAATTTATTAAAGGATGACGGTTTGCCGCTGCGTAACCCATTGTCGTCTTCGTTAAAAACACCCATAACCACTTTGGGTTTTCCTTTTTTATCAGCAATAACGATTGCGTCACTGCGAAGGAAGGTTCTCAGTCCGTTTTTGGATTTTCTGCCTAATTGCATGTTCATTTTCCTTTTAGGCGTGAGCCTGTCGCACGGCAAAGCCGCCGAAAGCATCGGTTTGCCCAGGCTCACAGCTGAAAGACTTTCTTTGATGTGCGCGTGCGATGCGCATAAATGCCGCGCGATGCGGTTACTGTCTGAATATCAGGGTATTACTTCGTTCTAACCCCGGGTAAGGTAAGCATTCAGCCCGTCAGTGGTGGGACACTGATTCACGCAAAGAGGAGGAATGGCTGAATAACTCTTCGAAGGAAAAAGGATGATCACCAAAGTAAAAATCAAGTTTATTTCCCCTATTGATGGATCGGTATCAGATACCCCCACGGAGCATGCAATTCCCGTAGTTCCATTGACAGTATGGCCAAGTAGCTCAAAAGATATAAACGTTTATAAACCAAATGGATTGAAGGCTGGTGCCTACGCACTTATAGATACCGGAGCAGATATTTGCTATGTGGATTCAGACTTTGCTGACGATTTAAAACTCCCAATCGCGGAAAAAACAACTGTGAGCGGAGCCACCTCAACAATAGAAACTACAGTTCGGCATGCGGTAATATCGTTCACTGAGGACGAAAGAGTTTTTTCAACAGAATTGACTTCAGTGCCATTGGTAAGTAACGGGAGAAAATTCCAGGTCGTTTTCGGAATGCAACTAATTAAAATGGGCGCCCTTACGATGGATTTTTCCAATCAAGTATTTGAGTTAACATTTTTTAACTAACCCCCCAGGGATACCTCCCTCTTTTGCAAGACTGGATAAGGGCATTGCTTTTGCTGTTTTCCTAAAATCGGTACCAGAATTGAGTTGCGATTTAATATCTTTTAATTCGCTCTCAATTCTCTTTACACGTTCAGCTAAAGTCATGATTGCCTCTTAATAATCGCTTAACATCTACAAAGCCTGCCCGAAGACAATACATACCATTATCAAGCCCACCAGCAGGTGAGCTTTGTAATGGCTAACAGTCGTCATCTGGACGTGCTACAGCTCGACATGCGGCCATGCATGCGCGCTTCATATCGAGCTCTGCCTGGCGTATCCACTCAACAGCTTCCCAGTCGTGAGGAGTGCGTTGTACATCACCTACATGCTCACGCAGCAACTTAATAAACTGGCGGCTGAGATCCTTAAACTGGTTCATCTTGCCGATTTCACCGTAAGAGAGTTCGCGGTAGCCCTTAACGGTGCTTCCGTCCTGTGGTTTAGCTTCGCTCATCGGATTCTCTATTTTTGGTGGGTATGGAAACTTACCCGCGATTGAATGTGAACACAGCAGCATGCTTCACTCCTGTTTCTGGCAGTTCGCCTGCCACGCTTTGTTATGCGCCAGGATGTCTTTCTTCGTCTGCTTATCCAGTACATCCCAGTCGTGCGCTGTGCCGTAGATGGGTTTAACCCAGTCGCAAGCCGTGTCCACTACCTCAACCCTTACGGGTCCAGTTGTCCCGCAGCTCGCGATCAACATCGTCGCCAGGCATATGGTTAACAGTCTGCTGTACATTGCTGGCCTCTTTCGTTGCTTCTACCCGGCGTTCGGCTGCTGCGACCGTTGCCGCTGCGTTATCTTCGGTGCGCTGCTGGTCGGCTTTCACTTCAGCTTTGCTGGTGCCGCGAATATGGCCCAGGCCAAAAGCTCCGGCGATAGCGGAAATAACCAGTGCGACCAGTCCGATTATCGTTTCGATCCCCACATTCACCTCACACCAGAACGGATTTCGCTAAGTTAAACAGCGCGCGGCGTTTATCCAACCCGTTTCTGCCCCCATTGATAAGAAGCGTCACGCGTTCCACATCGCCGGAATGAAGCAGGCAACCGCGGGAGGCAAAGAACCATGCAGCTGAGCGCGCGGCGTATTCATCCTGCTCAAGCAGCTCCGGATGGGTTACTAGATCAAGTTTTAGAGCATGGCCACAACTGCGGTAGTTGCTCAGACCGGTGACCTGTTTCAGCCCGCGACCGCGATATTTCCATCCATCACCGGCAACCTGATTGCCCAGGTGTTCTTTTCCCCACTCACCACCGTATACCAGATTAGCGATCGCTTTCTGGTTTGCCGGTTGCGTTGCAGTTCTGCCAAGTGCGGCGGCCTGCTGTTGCGTGATGCGGTGGCTGCCGAACGTAGGTACCAGGTTTTCTGCCGCGTAATTCAGGTTCTCCACTAGTCGGGTAAATCTGGTGCTTTCATACCCCATCTGGGCAATAAACATGGCCTGATCGAGAGGGGCGGTTATGCCGTACTCTTTCATTGCAGCGTCAATATGCGGAAACCAGCGCGCGGACAGCCCGGCGCTGATACGAGCCGCCTTCTGAAATTGTGTTTGATTCATTATTGCCTCAGATGATCAACCAGACGCGCAACGTTGCCCCTGACGGCCACCAGCACGGAAAGGAAAAGGACGTTGGCACCAATGGTGGCCCACGATGAATGAGGATAAATGCCGCAAAGGTAGGCCAGTGGCACGGCGCTGTACGTCACAGTAATCAGCCATGCCAGGCGGGAAACCCACGGTCGATGCCGTGAATCACCCCGGCGGTAAAACATCAGAGTCAGAACTACGCCAGCGCAGATCAGCGCGTTGATAGTTGCTGTCGGGTCATTTAGAACCACCTGAACCTCCCCGGCGCGTTATCAGCGCCACCAGCGAGCCGACATCCTGGTTATTCAGGAACGTCAGGATTTTGACGGCTAAAGCAGAAACGATAACGGCACCAATGGCGTCCAGGGGTTTGTCGCTGTAACCGGTCAGGTTAGCCAGCTTCGACCCGACCAGGCCGGAGCACAGAATGCCGGCGATATAGGACACGATAAAATAAGCAAGTCGGCGTGCTGCGCCCAGGTCGGCTGCCGTGGCGATATAAAATACCGCCCCTGCAAATGCGCCAAAAACCACACCGTAATCGGTCCCGGTCAGCAGTCCATAAACGCTGGCTCCCGCCAGGGTGCCACCGGCTAACCCCGTGCCGGAAATTGGATCGGACATTGGTCCCCCTCAGTGCTGTGAATCCTCTCAATATGAGGGGAAAGAAGGCCGCTGTGCGGCTGGGTGTCACTCTGTCAAAGGCCATCGGAATGACCTTTTGCACAGTGTTATTTACTGGATTTAATCAGGGGCCAGAGCAGCGCAATCACCCCGGCCACGAGCACGCCATCAGCAAGGATGGACATCATTTTGCTGGTGAAGTCGATAGCCACCACGAGGAATAAAAGCACCCCTGAGGCGGCCCAGCGGAGATTGCCGATCACAGATACTGATCCAGAGGAAGCTGCAGCGCCTGAGCGATTTTCTTCAACTGCTTCTCTTCTTCTTCACCGATCCCGTCGTTATCCGCCACATCCAGACACAGACAGAGCACATCAACCGCATCCGAAGTGCCAGCCACGTCCTGCAGTTCACGCAGCGCCTGGGCATTTGCAGAGCGCGGAGAAGCTTCGTAACGAGCGCGAATGTTGCTGCTCATCTGTGCGATCTCGCCAGCGAACGGGGCGAAAGCCGGCAGCGCAGAGATTGTTTTCTCCAGCACAGAAATTTCTTTCGCGTCGCAGGTGCCATCGGCGTAAGCGATGGAGTACGCACCCCACACAGTGGCCTCGACCGCGTCGCGGTTTTCCATCTTCTTAACTTCCACGACGGCCTTGCGCGCTTTCTTTTTAAAGATATTGAACATAGTGACTTTCCTTTTAGCGGGTGAGCCAGCGCTCAGGAATGATCGGCCCACAGAGACAGTCACACCGACCGTTCCCTATGGCTCACCCCTGAAAGGCTCTGTGGTTGAATTGCGCCGAGCGTGGCGCGAAGAATTACAGGCATAAAAAAACCCGCACAGAGGCGGGTTTGATGTCGTGCAGGCGTAATATCCCACGATGGAAAGCATACAGGACAACTTTATGCAGAGTCAACGCTATCGTGCAATAAAATGTCGCTATTTGTTCCGATCACATTAATAAGCTGTAGCCTTCTCGAATTCTTCAGCGGCTTGCCGCTCTCCCTGGCGCAGCGTGTCCGCCAGCATTTCATAGAATGGTTTCCAGTTTCGTGACCATGAGGACTGATGGAGATCCGGGAGACGCTTCAGAATGGCTCGGTGTGCCGTGGCAGAAGATACAGCAGAGAAGCCATTACCAGAGCAGCGCTCACAGGTTTTAAACACCGGGGCCCCCTTTTCCTTCGTCGCTGCGCGGTCGAGGACCTCGCCTTTACCTCCGCAGCGGCAACGAGCATGGATCACCCTCTTTCCTTCGCAGGTACTGCATGTACGTTTCACCAGCTCACGCTTAACCTTCGGGGCCACAACTTCAGCACCGTCTGCATCGAAAATGCCAGGGTGCTTGATTACATCCTCGAACTGGGACGTAAAACCGGTACCGCCGCAGCTGCTGCACGCCGCGCTGGTGGCCGCCGAACGGGAATAATCAGCAAAGGCAAATTGCGCCAGTACCTGCATGCACCAGCCGAACTCACTACCAGCTGCTTTACGCACGTTCTTTGGAGCGGAATCCATCGCATAACGGGCCAGCGCCTGAACCGCGAGCTGCTCATCTGTTTTACTGATCCCGGCCTTCCCGAAGAATGCCGCCAGGCCGAAACGTGCGCGGCTGCTGGTGGTACCAATCGCCGCCATAACATCAGTGCCGGTGAGGCGATCCGGAGAGGTTCCTTTTACGTCGTCGCTGATATGCATTCCCTGAGGACTAAAATGTTTAAGTGCTGCTTCCAGTTTCATGCGGCCACCTGCTGTTTTTTATAGAAAACCATTTCACGAACCTGATCGCCGTTCATGAGCATGTCGTTAAAGTCCCCATTATCCGGCCAGTAGATACTGACCTTTTCGAGGTCGTTTTTTGCCATCAAATTGGCATGAGCACATTCCATAGCAGCCGCTAAACCGGTAGCACTGTTGACATCACGGTCTGCAAAAATGATGAAGTTCTTCACGCCAGCTGGCACACGGAATTTCTTCATGAATCCGCTGGTCATGGTTGCCCAGGTGTTTACCCCGTAAAGCTGGTGCGCTGACAGGGCTGTTTCGATGCCCTCGGCGATGCCCAGCGTGGTGGAAACTGGGAACATACGGATCGCCACCGAACGGGCGTGATCCAGATAACTTTCTTCCTGAAGTGATTTTTGACGCTTCGCCCCTGATGAATCTTTCAACTGAGCCTTCCGGTTTCCGTCCAGCAAGGTTCTGTGCAGATAGCAAAGCTCGCCCTTGTCATCTGTTGCGAGTGAATACAGGCTCTGGAAAACCTTTCCGCCGTAGCGCTCATGGTCGTTGAATCTGATAGCGTCCTGTGGAAGCTGGTAGACACCACGGGAGCTGAGATACTCAGCGCCGGATGTGCCGCGCAGCGGTGATAGCTTTGAAAACTTGCTGATCACCCTTTTGCGCAGGCTTCCAGCGTTGCTGGTGACCGGTATTTTTTCTCGAGCAAAGGTATTGCCGATCAGCTCGTCGATTTCACGGCAGATCTCATTGAAGGGTTTGCCCTGCGTTTGCGTAACCAGTTTCAATCCATCTCCGCTGCCGCAGGTACAGATCCAGGTGCCGGCACCGTCACGGTCATCGATACGGAACTTACCAATTGAGTCACATAGCGGGCATTTGCCTTTGAAGTGATTTTTGCCGGTGATCGGCGGAAGCCCATAATGTTCAAAAATCATGGCCCACTGGCCTTTAGCCGCTGCTGCCGTCTTCATGCTTGTTTCCCTAACTGCTGCCTGATTTCGTTAATCGTGTTATGCGCGTGGCGAATACGGGAAGTCGCAGGTTCTGCTGCTACATCCTGCTGGCGTTTAGCCTTCCCTTTCACAAAGGAGATCTGTTTGTGCCTGATGAAGTTCGAAACCGTTGGGGTGATGTCCATCGGGTAGTCGCTCAGGCCGTTGGGCCACTCTCCGAAGCGATCATGAAAAGTGTGCTTACACCACCCATCGCTTACCGGCTTTTTGCCCAGAGATTCGCGCTGACGCTGGTAAAACTTGATCTGGCTCCACCAGGCCTGTTTCTCGGCCTTTGTGGGCTGGCGCTGCTCGGTGCCCAGCTTTTTAAGCTTGCGCCCGGTGTCTGTATCGATATCTTCACCGGCCAGCGGCTTGTGGCCGCATTTCGGGCAGACGTAGACGCCAGCTGGTTTCATGTAATGGCATTGTGAGCACTCGTGTGGCAGCTTCTCTTCGCGTTCTTCAGCTGCGCGGCGCGCACTTTCTTCCATACCATCTGATTTGCCGGGCAGATCGTCATACTCGATGGAATCCGGATAACCCAGGCGGTGTACAGTGCCACTGTGATCGAAGATGAGGCAGGACTCTTTGCCCGGCGCGGTGCGCAGACCGCGGCCCAGCGCCTGCAGCCAGCGGATCTCGCTTTTGGTTGGCCTGGCGTAGATGATGCAGCGAACGTCGCTGTCGAACCCGGCCACCAGGACGCCCACGCTCACGATGATTTTCGTGGCACCAGTCTCGAAGCGATGAATGATGGTCTGGCGATCTTCCACCGGGGTGTCAGCGGTCATAACCTCGGCGTTAACACCAGCCTGGTTAAACCGGATAGTCAGGAAATTGGCGTGGGCTACGTTCACGCAGAACGCGATTGTCGGCAGATCCCGGCCATGCTCCAGCCAGTTCTGAACGATATCGCCCACCAGCGTGGAGCCGCACATAATCTCGGCCAGCTGCGTCTCGTTGTAATCGCTGCCGAACTCCAGTGATGGGGCCGATTTTACGCCTTTCAGATCCGGCTTAGTGGGCGCGTAGAACTCGTATTTGCTCAGGTCCCCACGCAGGATCAGCTCGCCAATGGTGGTAGGTTTAATAAGCCGGTCATAGTATTTACCCAGGAACGGTGAAAACGGCGTACCTGACAGGCCAATCACTTTCACGCCTTTAGCGCGCAGGCGCTCGATATCCTGCAGAATGCGTTTTTTACGCAGGTGCGCTTCGTCGATAATTAGCAGATCGATGTTGTCAGGGAACACGCGGCGAATAAGCGTGTCGGCGCTGGCAATCTGGATTTTCAGAGACGGATCGTAGTTCGGGTGATCCGCCCAGATATAGCCAATCTCATCACCCGGAAGACCATATTCAACAAAGCGATTAGCCGTCTGACCGATCAGGATGGTGTATGGTGCGCAGAACAGAACGCGCATGCCGCGACTGACGAACCCGGCGACAATGAAAGCGGCCAGTCCCGTTTTGCCGCTGCCGGTTGGCGAGTACACCATGAAAGTGTCGTTTGCCTTCCAGTCACGACGCAACATGTTAAGCGCGCGTTCCTGTGCAAAATTCGGTGTGATCGTCAGCTGCATTGTGCTGCCCCCGCGGTGATGAGATAATAATTTTGTGATGTGGTTTTCATGGATTCCCCTCACATGGCTGGCGGCCTCCTCACAGGTTGCCAGCCTCCCTTCTGAATCAGCTCCTCTGAAATTCACTCTTCCAGGAAGAACCTTCCTCGTTTCTCTGCGCCTTCAGATCTCGTACTACCTTGCTGATACGGTCGCTTTTTTTGATTCAGCCCTTAAGACTGAGATCTACCTAACCAATGGATCTATCCTGTTGGAAAAGGCCCTATTCCTACCCCTACACCCAATCCCCCCTTACCCCCCTTTCTCTCTTCCCCATTAAAACGTACTACTTTCCTAGTACATATGAGGAATTGGGTCAGTTGGTTGCCGACCTGAACAGGCACCTTTAAGCCTGCTTCTGTTCGGGTACCTTTAAACCCGGAACAATCAAAAACGCGCTTGCGTTCCAGCCAGGGGCGGTTCGGCTGTATACCCCTGTAATGCCCTGCCGTGATTCCTCACGAACAGGCGAAGCCGTGTGTTTGCTTCGTGCCTCGCCCGGTTCTCCTTGCGGTATGAAACGGGCTCAGCTTCAAACGTTTCCTGATACACAGCTGCATAGCGCTGAATGGCTTTTGGCCGTACTGCTGGCGTCAGGGTTAATAATTTCTGCCTAATCCAATCCGCATCTGCCTGGCTATGGTTGTCAGGCATAACCAGGTGCTCATTACGGGTGATATCCATCAGAGCTAAACCTTTCGGGATAGAGGATCTGAATTTCTGTCAGTTCCGCGCTGAACAATTTGGCCAGTCTCTCAGCAACTTCCGGAGAAGGCCTCTGTATACCTCGCTCCATTCGACTAAGATTACCGGGGTCGCACTTAATGGATGATGCAACCTCCTGAATGGTCATCTTTGCTTTGAGGCGAGCTTTGCGTAGCGGTGTAGTAAACATGCGCATAACTCCATATGTGTTTTAGACATATTATGCGTGATAAACATATTATGCAAGTTGAGTTGTGTGAGTTGCAAAATTATGTATAAAATACAAATTAAATAATATTTGGCGGGGGTGCTTCGATGAACGTAGGGCAACGCATTAGAGAGCTGCGAAAAGCAAAAAAAATGACTATAAACCAGCTGGCGTCCCTGACTGACTGGGATGTCGGCAACATTTCTCGGCTTGAAAGAGGCATGCAGGGCTACAGTGAAGCCAGCCTCAAAAAGATTGCCGAGGCGTTAGAAGTTCCACTCTCTGAACTATTCTCTTTCCAAGATAAAAAAGATACTGTAGATAAATACAGTATCAATTCACTTTCACCGGAAAGGAAAAGGGACGTGTATCGAGTTGATGTGATGGACGTTTCTGCAAGTGCAGGCAATGGCAACTCTACCCGTGACTTCATCGAAGTTATTAGTTCGATAGAGTACGTTACCGAAGAGGCGAGAAATCTCTTTGGCCACAGGCCCGCAAATCAGGTCAAGCTCATTAACGTTCGCGGCGATAGCATGCAGGGCACAATCGAGCCTGGTGATCTCATTTTTGTTGACGTTGGTGTGAACCATTTCGATGGTGACGGCATATACGTTTTTGATTTTAGTGGCGATCTATTTGTTAAGCGCCTTCAGAAAATCAAGACTCAACTTCATGTGCTTTCAGATAACCCACTGTACAGAGAATGGCAGATCACTGATGAAGAGATGGACATGCTTCATGTTTGCGGCAAGGTACTTTTAAGCCAATCACAACAGTTCCGACGCCACGCGTAACCCATCATCCCCGCACATACTAAAGAGCCTTCCGGCTCTTTTTTTTTGCTTTTGAAACATATCTTTTAAAGTCAGGAAAACAGTTGGTTATACCCTAAATATGTTTATCACGCATAATTATGTTTGACAGACAATTTTGGTGATCGTATGCTTATTTCATCGGCATACAACGGAGTTAACTAAATGACCAGCGAGCCAACTACTAAAAAGTTTTACCAATTAGTTGATATCGAAGATTTTCGATTCAGTAAAGATTGCTCTCATATTCATTACGGAGATATTGCATCTGATTGCGATACCAAAACGACTTCAATCTTTGAAGCAATAAATCATCTCAGTTTAAGTATTTTTAGTTTGTCAGAAGAGAAAGTAATTAATAGAGACAAAATCCTCAGTCTCACCTGCGTTATCGCTGATCTTGCTGAACTCGGCGTTGCGACAAATAAAATATCTCATGCAGCTTCATATCTTTCTGGGTTAAAGGATGGGAATCATGGCGCATGAACTTTCATTAGAGCAGGCAGCTGAGCGAGCGCATCAAGCGGAAATTATTTGTCGAATGATGGAGTCTTATCCAGATCGCATGCGTGATATCGAAATTATCGCTATTGCCTCGCTACTGCGCAGACTCACAGGTGATGTATGTGCCTGGTTGATTGAAGAGCAGGCTGTTAAAGACAAAAAGAAATAAATACACCGTTATATTAATCTGGAATAAATACAGCTTAATCGCTGGGGAATATTACATCCTTTTAATGGGTTTTCATCATGGTAAATAAAGCTGCTTATAAAACAGCGCAGTTAATGCGCAGCGCCGGATATTGGCACATCGCCAATCTCTTTCTAAAGAAAGCATATGGGAGATAAATTATGTCCATTCAACAACGCCAAGATATTCAGGCACTGAATATCAAAGCAGAACAGCTCAACTTCCTTATGCAAACTATCCACGCCCATCATAAGGATTTCGATTGCCACCAGCTTGATGGCCTTTTAGGTCTGGCTTATGAGCTCGCTGGCTCTGTTTATTCCTGGACCGAAACAGAGGAGAAAATTGTACTGGCGAATGAAGACGCGCAAAGAAGGATTATTTAGATGGATAAATTAATCGAAACATATCGGCGTCGAATTCTTAAAGCAGCATTACTCCGCCACCTGCGTAAAACAGGTAGCAATTGCATCATTATTAATCAGCCCAAAGGCGAAATAAAAACAATCGAATTAACAGAGATTCTTCTCGATGGCCTGTTGAGCCGTTTTGAAAAACAGGCCGTAAGCGAATTCGGAAATATAGAAGGGGTTAAGGCGGTCAGGGGAATTTATAGCAGCGCTGTAGACGTGAATGGCCGCGGTGAGTTCCTGACGGAAAGCGGCAAAGAGTTAATCGACGATCTCATTGCAGAACTGGTCGATTTTGCCAAAAAGCATAAACCATCAGTAGCGGAGGGTGAGCATGTTAAGTCAGCAAAACGCTAACCCGGGTTGCCGCCCGGTACTGAATATCGATCTGCATGTTCTGCCTGACTTCACTGGCCGCGTCGTTCTCTACATCGAAAACGGGCAGGTGAAGTGTGATCGGCGGTTATCTCCCGACGAGCACATTTGCGCTTTGGACACGTTTATTGAAATGGCTCGCGACATGGAGCTGCGGCTCGCGGAGGTGAAAAGTGACGTTGACTGCAATTCGAATTCCTGAGTGGGTTCACCTCAAAGCGGCTCACGTCCTGCGCCAGTTCAGAGCGAGGAGGATTCACCCCTGCCGCATGATCGGCTCCGGGAATCTGAGCCTGAGGGTTAATCACCGCTGGCGGCTACTTTCACGCGATGGCGGCAAGAGCTGGGAAGTAATGAGCCATGAAACCTATAACCGGGAGAAAGATAAATGACCGACCTTGAAAAAGAAAACGTGAAGCAGCTTGTTGCTCGCCTGAAGGAAATCCAGAAGCAATCCGACGTAACGATTCCTGGTTGGATGCTTGACGAAAACCGCTATGGCAAAGGCTCCCTTACTTTAGAAGAGCAGCATGAGTGGGCTCAAACCGTCGTCCAGTCCATGCGCGGTACGGTCGCCCTTCTTTATCTCATCAGCTGCGAAAACCGCTGGGGACTCCGTGACGGGCAATACCAGTTTAAAACCGAGGAGTTTACCTTCGGCATAACCCGGGAACTTATTGAAAATCTGCTGATTAAGCATGTGGAGTGCGCACTGATCGAGCACAAGCCTGAGGAACGCTATCTGGCGGTTTACCAGTTCTACTACGCCAACGATCAGCGCCTGAAAGAAGTCGGTCATTCGTGGTTCGCAGAGTTTCTCGACGAGATATTTGTAGATCTCGCTGCCCAGTTGCGCACCGGTAAAACAATGCCAGCCAACCACGTTTTGCATTAAGGAGCAATGATGATGGCAATGAAAGCAGAATTAGCACCAGTAGCGGCCCGTGACCTGCAGATCATCGCGTATCGCGGTCAGCGAGTTGTAACCACTGAACAGCTGGCGGCCGGGTACGGTACTGATATCGTCAACATCAAGATGAACTATTCGCGCAACGCCGCCCGCTTTGCAGAAGGAAAACACTTCTTCAAAGTCACAGGGGAAGAGTTAGCTAATTTGCGAGTGACTTTTAGTTACCTGCAAATTTCCAACAAAACCCGTTCTCTTATGTTGTGGACAGAACGCGGCGCGGCCAACCACGCGAAAATGCTTGAGACGGATCAGGCGTGGGGGTACCACGAGGACCTGGTGGAATTCTACTTCACGCAGCGTGGCACCATCGCTTCACCGGCAACACCGCTGACACTTAGCCGTAAAGAATTGGCGCTGATGGTCATTGAAGCCGAAGAACGCGCCGAAGCCGCTGCACTGGAAACCAGGACCCTCAGCGCCACTGTTGAAAGCCTGGAGAAGCACTTCACCAAAGGCATGACGATCCCGGCATTCAGCAAGGCGCTGAACGGCGTCAACATCAACAAAATGATGTGGTGGGCGTCCGAGCGTGGCTGGGTGTTTAACGAGCAACGCGACCCAGAGAAAGATCCGCGCTGGCGCGTCGCCTCATATGCCCGCGACAAATATCTGACGGAAGACCAGACGCAGATCACCCCGCACGGCAAGGATGCTTTCACGAAGTTTACGCCAGTACTGCTGGAGAAAGGCTGCCACCGCCTGTATCAGCTGTACATGAAAGGTGAGCTGCCAATGAAAAAGACCTGGAATGGCGCGTACCTCCACGACAAAGCGATTTATACCCCGGAGGGACGCTAGCATGAATAAGCAATTCTGGTATCCCGCTGGCTCACTGGAGGAAGCCCACCAGCAGGCGCTGACATGGGTGTGTGATGCCTACTTGTTCCATCTGGTCAGCCTGCACCGTCGCCCGGTATATCGCCACCAGTACGGTGATATTTCGCTAGACCAGCCAGCGCTGCGGGGTTTTATCGACTCGTATCTGGAAGAAAAGAGCTGGGATTTAGATCGCCGCCGCGCGCATTACATCAACATGCTTGACCTTATCCGCTATATGGGTCGAAAAAATTCGGACTTCATTGACTGGGGAACCGTGCCATCACTAACGCCCCGCGGGTTGCGCTGGATGAACGCCTGTTTCTCGAGGTTGGGAGAAATGGTCAACAGCTGCGGTGGTTGGGAAAACTGCGTCGAGAAGAAAATGGAGGGTACTAATGCGTGATACTGCCGATGTCGTTCTGCTGGTCCCGAATGATTGGGTAAGCGAAAAGGTGCTGATCGCGGTCACCGGGCTCAAGCCCGGAACCATCCTCCGGGCCAGAAAAGAGTGCTGGATGGTCGGGCGGGAATACGTGCACGTTTCACCGGACGGAAACCCGAAACCCTCCAGCGAGTGCATGTATAACCGGAAAGCGGTTGATGCATGGGTCGCCTCGATGAAAAACAAACAGCCAGGGTGATTTGATGCCATGAAAAAGGTAATCTCATATCGCTCTTGGGCGTCTGGAGGAGTTCATGGATAAAGTCACATATCCAACAGGCGTCGAAAACCACGGTGGCACATTGCGCATCTGGTTTAATTTTAAAGGTAAGCGTGTCAGGGAAAGTCTCGGTGTCCCTGACACCGCTAAGAACAGGAAGATCGCCGGGGAACTGCGGACGTCGGTATGTTTTGCCATCCGTACAGGCACATTTGAGTATGCGGCACAGTTTCCGGATTCCCCTAACCTCAAGACTTTTGGGGTGGGTAAAAAAGAAATTACAGTGTCAGAGCTTGCAGAAAAGTGGCTGGATCTGAAGAGGATGGAAATCTGCGCGAACGCACTCAACCGTTATGAGTCAGTCGCAAGGAACGTGGTGCCCAGGATCGGGGGAAATCGGCTGGTGTCAGCAGTGACCAAAGAGGAGCTGCTGTATATCAGGAAAGATTTGCTGACCGGTCACCAGACGCCAGTGAAGGGAAAGGCCCCGGCGAAGGGGCGAAGTGTTGTCACCGTGAATTATTACATGACAACCATTGCCGGAATGTTTCAGTTTGCCGCAGATCATGGCTACGTAGAGGCAAACCCGTTCGAGGGGATGAAGCCTCTTAAAAAAGCCAGGGCAGAGCCAGATCCGCTAACTCGTGACGAATTTATTCGCCTGATCGATGCATGCCGGCATCAGCAGACGAAAAACCTGTGGTCACTTGCAGTTTACACAGGGGTACGTCACGGGGAGCTGACCTCCCTGGCCTGGGAGGATATCGATCTTGAAGCTGGAACAATAACAATCAGGCGTAATTATACAAAACTGGGCGAATTCACTCTACCGAAAACTGAGGCGAGCACAAACAGGGTCATACACCTTATCCAGCCCGCGATCAGCGTCCTGAGGAATCAGGCGGAAATGACCAGGCTTGGAAAGCAGCATCACATTGATGTGCAGCTGCGCGAGTACGGCAGAACGGAGAGCCACGACTGTACATTTGTCTTCAACCCTCAACTGGTCAGAAGATGTCAGCATGTCGGGTTCATCTACAAAGTCGACTCGATAGGTGATTTGTGGGATGCAGCGGAGAAGCGAGCAGGGATAAGGCACAGGAAAGCTTATCAGTCGCGTCACACGTATGCGTGCTGGTCACTGTCAGCTGGCGCTAACCCCAGCTTTATTGCAAGCCAGATGGGCCATGCGAGCGCCCAGATGGTCTTCAATGTGTACGGGGCGTGGATGGCTGACAGCAGCAGTGAGCAGATCGCGATGCTGAATCAGAGGCTTGCGAGTTTTGCCCCACAGATGCCCCAAAGCCTGCAAAGCAGCACCAGAGCATTATTGAAATCAGTAAGTTAA